GCAAACGGCAAAAACCCCAACAAATACGCCCATATCGTGGAACTCGGACGCAACACCCCTGGCGGAGGAAGGGTAGCCGGCAACCCGTTTTTGCGAACAGCCGCCCAGTTTGCCAAGTCGGCAGCCGTTCGCGAGGCCCAAGCCAGCTTGCGTGGATCGCTTCCCGCCGATTTTTCCGACACCTAGCACGCTTATCACGCTTAGCACGCTCTCCCAATCATGGCCGATCTAGCAACTAACCTTCGATCCTTCCTGCTCGCTACGCCGGCGGTGACGGATATCGTTGAAGATCGCGTGCATCAATCGCGAGTGCCGCAAGGCTCGGAATTCCCGCACATCTGGTTTGGGCGGACGGGAAGCGAACGGGATCAATCTATCGAGGGCGGAAGCTGTCGCCCACTCTTCCAAACTTTCGCCCTGGAATGTGCCGCTCTCGATCTGGACCAAGCCCAAACGCTGGCCGACGCCGTGGGGGACGCCCTGAGCGATTACCGCGGCACGTTTGGCGATATGACCGTTCAAGGCGTGTTCGTCGAAGATCAGAGCGACGATTACGAGCCTTACTACAGCCAGGGTGACGAAGGCGTTTTCATGGCTGCCCTGCAAATCCGAATCCGACCCAACGAATAAATAGGAGCGCGAGAACATGGCCAGCGATGCAACCCGAACAATTGCCCTGGGAACCGTGGTGAAGTGGGACCCGACTGGCGGCACCACTTGGGAAACGATCGGCAAAGTCGATCAAATCACGCCGGTCAACGGTGAAACCGAAATGGTTGATGCGAGCTGCATCGACGACACCCGCGAGCAGATGATTCCCGGCATCGACAAGGCCGGCGAATTTGAATTTACGGCGCTCTGGCGTTCGGGGGATGACCTCTATGAGGACTTGGACACTTCGCGGCGCGCCGGCGATGAACCCAACTGGCAGATTATCACCAGCCACGCCACGCCGGTCACTGAGACCTTCCGCGGCTTTATCAAGTCGATCAGCCGGCCCCAAGTCGGCAAGAGCGACGTTTTCAAGGCAACGGTTGTGGTTGTGACGACCGCCGTTCCCGCGCTCTCCTAGCGTCAGCCGATCACCCACCCTGGCGGACTTCCTCCCCGGATTCCGCCAGTTCCTCACTCTTTCAAAACTGGGCATGCCATGACCGCAACTGCAACCGCAACCATCCAGCTCATCCGCGAATCTGTCGCCAAAAAACGCCGCACGGTTATCGTTCCCATCATTGAATGGGGGGTGGAGATCACCCTCAAACAGATGTCGGCGGCCCAGTATTTCGACGTTTGTTCATCGCTCCCCAAAAGCAAAACAGGCGATGTGGAGCTGACCGGCGGGGAGAACATCGCGGAATTTTACGTGCGGGTAATTGTGGCTTGTGCGGTTGATGGGAGCGGTTCACCGCTGTTCGGCCAGGGTGATGAGGATTTGTTGCGGAACTCTCCGCAAGCGCTGGCGGCCCTCGGCCAAGCGGCGATGAGGTTGAATGGACTGGCCGGCGTGGATGCTGACGGCGGCGGCGAGGGCTCGACAAAAAACTAGGTGAGCCAGGCAGGGAGTTTGCTTTTACTCTCTGCTTGGCGCTGGCGGGCAACGGCCGGGGATGGGTTCACCCGGACGACATGCTAGAGGAAATGACGGCGGCGGAATTCAAATCATGGCAAGCGTATTACGAGAAACAGCCCTGGGGGCCGCACCGGGACGATATCCGCCAGGAGGTGTTTCGTCGCCGACTGATCGCCAGTTTGTTCGGCCCAACCGAGGGACAGGAAACGCCCGGCGCCTTGTATCCCTATTTTGAGGATGGCCCGACCCCCGAGGAACTGTTTGCCGAAGTGGAATTGATTGACTCCCAACTCATCCCCAATGGAAAGGGTGGATACGAATGGCGGCAAACGCAACCGTCGCAAAACTGAATATCCATTTGGGGGCGAGTTCCACGGCTGTTGCGGCGGGGCTGGCTCCCGCGCAGGCATCGCTTGCGGTTATCGGCAACCAAATCAACGCCCTGCGCTACAGCATGGCCGGGCTGGCCGGCGGGGCTGTGCTGGGCTGGGGTGTGAAGCTGGCCGCCGAGATGGAAACTGCCTCCGTGGCGTTCGAAGTGATGATTGGTGATGCCGGGCGGGCCAAGCAACTGTTTGGGGAACTGAAAGATTTTGCGGTTGCCACGCCGTTTGAGTTTGGGGAACTGCGGGACGCATCGCGAACCCTGCTCGCCATGGGCATCGGCGTGAACGATGTCATGCGGACAATCAAGATGTTGGGGGATGTGAGTAGCGGGACAAATCAACCGCTAAACGAAATGGCGAGTTTGTTTGGGCAGGTATCGGTTGCGGGAAGACTCACAGGGAACGAATTGCGGCAGTTTAACGAGCGGGGCATTCCGTTGATGGAGGCCCTTTCTATTCAGATGGGAGTGAGCAAAACCCAAATCCGCGAAATGGTAGAGGCGGGAAAAATCGGTTTTGCCGATGTTGAATCGGCCATGCTTTCCATGACGCAAGGAACCGGGCGATTTGCTGGGCTAATGGAGAAACAGGCCCAAACGCTCGCCGGTCGATTTTCCACGCTGAGCGATAACGCGAAGCTGGCCGCGGCAAACTTTGGCACGGCCCTTGCGCCGGCGCTCTCCAAACTGATTGAGGCAACCATTCCCCTGGTGGAATCGCTCTCCAAGATGAACGTGGAAACGATTCAGCAGATAATCAAGCTGACCGCATGGGCCGGCGCTCTCACGGCAATCGTGGTTCTTGTGCCCAAGATCGTTGCCGGCATCATTCAGATTTACCGGGCCATGCAGATGATGGCCAAGGGGCAGGCCCTGATTATGGCCTTATCAGGCCCCAAGGGGTGGGCGCAATTGGCCCTCGGGCTTGCGGCAGCGGCCGGGGCCGCCTACCTCATCGATAACGCATTTGCTGAGGTTGAGAAGTCGGCCAACGCGGCCGCTGAGGCTACTAAAAAGGTAAAAGGCCCGGAGATTAACGAGGCCAGCGTAGCCAAGCAAATGGCCGAATCGCTCAAACTCCGCCAGGATGAGGCGAAGGCGCTCGAGCAGCTCAAGCAAAAAGGCGATCAGCTCGCCCAATCGCTGAGGACTCCGATGGAAAAGTTCGTTGACGCCGCGCGCGAGGCCGGCAAACTCGCCGAGGCTGGCGCGATCAGCGGCGAAACCTACGCCCGCGCGATGGAAGCGGCCAAGCAAGAACTGCTGGACTCTGAGCAATCGGCCCGCCGCATCAAAGATTTGCAGGCCGCGCCAGGAACTGCAGCCGCTGAGAGATTTACCGGCGCCGGGCTCTCTGCGGTCAATTCCGGCCGGCGGGAATGGGATCGGCTGGCCAAGCTCGCCGAGGAAGACGCCCGGATACAGAAAGAGCAGAAAGCCCTCCTGGCGGAAGCAAATCGTCTTGCTGGCGCTCGCCCAGTTGTCAAAACGGTGAACCTATGAGCGTCGAATGGGTGAAGCTAAAGCGGCTTGGGGTGAGCGGCGAGAGCGAGGGCCGGAACAATCCTTCGCCGACCTACACCGCAATCTATTTGGCCAAATGCGACAGTAACACCGACTCGCCTAAAACGGTGATGCGGTATTTGAAGCAAAACGGCACGCAACCCTGGAACGGTCGGCGCCTCAAATATTTTGACGACATCGACCAAGAAACCACTTGCACTAGCATTGTGGTCAATGCGGTGGATGGCTCGGAATATCTCTACACCATCCAGGCGAAATTTGAGGCGGACAAGCCCCAAGACGAAGAGAAAGACAAAGCGGACGGCGAAGGCCGCTCTACTGATCCGCTTGATTGGCATGATGAGATTGATATCGGCTGGACAAGCACAAGCGAACCGGTTGAAAAGGCGATCTTTCACGGCTGGAAAGATATCAACGGAAACCGCATTGGTAACCGATTCATGCGGGAGGGCGATTTTCTCCCAATTATGAACTCGGCCCTTGTTCCGTTCGATCCAGGCATTGAAGAGGCGTTGGATATTAAGGTGCTGCGATTTGTCAAAAACATTCCCGAATGGAATGGCAATATTGCAAACCAGTGGCAGGGGGCGGTTAATAGCGATCAAGTGAATATCGTTAAGCCGCTCTACAAGTTCACCGAGGTTATTGGCCCGCTGACTGGCAAGATTGTGCAATTCGGCGGGCAGTTTCAGTATCGCAACGGAATTGCCTACTATCGCCGCACAATCGAGGTTCACGTATCGCCCAAGGGCTGGCGGCGGTTTCTGGTGGATCGCGGGCTAAATGCACGGGCAGCGCGTGGCGATGCGGACGGCAAAGGCGATGTGATTTATGACGAGCCAGAATCAGGGGCTTCCTGGCAACGCGGGGTATTTGATCCAGACGGATACCCGGCGGCTTCGCCTGTTCTTTTAGATGGTGACGGCCAGCCGCTCAAGCTCACAAAACCGCCCGTTTTCGGCGAATTTCAAACCATTTTTGAACGGCCATTTAACGGCATTGACTGGTAGGAATCCAACTCATGGCATTTACCAAGACTTTCGGCACGACTGCGGGCAGCTACGCCACAGCCACGCTTTGGAAGCCGATCAGCGTGCGGACGCCGGCCTATCGCTGGGTGGCCAGCGGAAGCGGTACGAGCGAATACTATTTGGAACTGGCCGGCGGCGGAGATCCCGGCTTTGTGGCGGCGCCAAGTGCTGTTTATGCCAATGGTTCGGCGGTTACCAGCGGCACGCCGGGCAGCCTTGCCGCGGCTCGCTGGGGCTACGGCGACAACGACACGCTGGGATTTTCAACCATCTACATCCGGTTGAGCGATAGCACCGATCCCGATTCAAAAACCCTGGATTGGGTGACCTTTTATCAAATCCCGCAAGCCGGTGAAGATGTGCGGTTTGATCTGGACTCGGCCAGTATCACGGGCGGTTTCGATCAATCCGCCGTGGCCATCGGGGCTTTTGTGGTCGAAAAAGGCTGCTCGGCTACGTTCGGTTCTCGCTCGCTGGGCTATTTGCGGATCAATCCCACGCGGTTTGATTTTGCCGGAAGCGGCCAAGCGTTTATCGACCTCGGCAGCGGCTCCGCGATCGCGCCGCAAGTTCGCACCACCCCTGGCGGAAGCAACGGCGAATATGGCCTCTATCTCCGCACCACGCGCACTAGCGACGTTCTCAACATCATGGGCGGGCGGGTTGCGGTTGCTGGCCTGCCCGGCGATCTATCCACGATTGCCACGGTGCGGCTTGTCGGCGCTGGCGAATTGCTCTTGGGCAACGGTTGCACGGCAACCACGTTGGATATTTATCAGGGCTCCGTAATCGCCCGATGTTCGCTCACCACGATCAACCAGTACGGGCAGGGCGGCAAGGTGTTTTTGGAGGAAAACGCCGCCGTAACCACGGTGAACGCCAAGGCGTCAAACGGTCAGTTCTATTGGAACTCCACCGGCAATATCACTACCTACAACTGGTTTGGCGGGCTGTTTGATATGCGGGGGAATGGCGCCACGCGCACGCTGAGCACGCTGGCCAGAAGTGCCGGCACGGGTGTTATTCACCACGTTTCCGCCGTAACAATCACCACCTACACGCGATCCGATCCCGTGAGCGAAAGCATCAGCCCATGAGCGACGACGCCTACAGCTTGACCGAACGCAGCATTAGGGAGCTGCGCCGGCTGTTGCAAACGCAGCAGTCGGAAATGATGAGCTTGCGGCGCAAGGTTGCGCGGCTGGATGGGCCAAGGCAGGTTTACAAGCCGAGCAGCCCAATTCAATGGTTTTGGCTCAAGGCTCCGCTCTACCCGCAATCCGACCTTTCCCCCTACAACGACGAAATCTGGCAGACCACCGGCTGCCCAATGGAATGGAATTCCGAAACCAAGCAATGGGATTCCGTCTACCCGGAGACCGAGGAAATCATCTATTCCACCGGGAATATGTACGGCATGACCGACCTGGTTATTCCGTGTCAGAAACGGGATGACGGTTGGGAGCCTGTGGCCTCGGCGCCGCCAGATGATGTGGTATTTGAGGATACCCCGCAACTTTCCGGCGATCTGGCAACGGCAACAGGCGGGGTTCAGTTCGAGGAAACCACAACCACGCCAGCCGACAAAAGCGGCTTTTTGCGGTTTGATAAAGTTACGCAGCGGTTTGCCTATCCCGGCTCGCATATTATCAAGGCAATTGATATTGGGAACGCTTCGCCGTCGCTCAACTTTGAAACTGATGGCGAAATTGAGGTTAATTACACTGGCATTTATGAAATCACGTTTGCGGCTGAGATCACGGCGGAAAGGTATTTGTTTGCAAGTCCGGCGGGTCGAACCGGCCTTAACACAAACACCGGGCCGGCATCCGCTGGCACCGCCCACACTCACACTTACCAAAGCCCCTGGAACGGCTACAACTACCCGGTCAAGTTTCGTCCGGCATTTTGGCGGCGCCCGGTTGATGACGCTTACGCCGAGGACGGCGGCTTAGCGTTTCCCGAAATCTCGCTAAACATTCTCGGCACAAGCAGCCAATCCATGGGCTATTACGGGCGAATTGTGCGGCTTTTGGAGGAAGGCGAAACGCTTGGAGTAAAAGCCCATTCGGATCAGCTATCCGAAGCAAGGTGCATTATCAGGCGGTGGACTCTCGGCTTTCACCTGCTGCAACCGGGCTGGGGAACTTACGGCTAAATCACATCCAAAACACTCGCCGCCCGGAGGGAGAGGCCGGGCGGCGGTTAGGAGCGGCGGGAGCGAGCGCCCAAACGCCCCGCCGCTCCGCTTTTGTGAGGATTGACAATGGAAGTTCGCCTTGAAATCGCAACCCAAATTCTCGCCGCCTATATGTCGAAATCGCTGGTTCCAATTGATTTGCAAGCTGTGCGCAGTTGCCTGGATATTGCTAACGTGCTGGTCGACATGCACGGCAGCGACGAGAAAAAGCGGCGCGAAGGGATTCCCCCGCCACCTCCACCGCCTCCCGGCAAAGAATTCCCTTAGGCGAGGGCCGGCCATTGGATATCGAAGCCGCCCGCAAAATCGCCCATGCAATCGCGACACCCTACGCCCGGCGATTTTTCTTGGACGCCGACGAGGCCCGGCAAATCGCCTGGATCGCCGCTTGGCTGGCGGTGGAGAGTTTCGACGCCACGCGCGGGGCCAAGCTGGCAACCTGGATGAGTGCTTGCATCCGGCGAGGGCTGGCCGATTGGCGCCGCAATACCAGCGAATGGGGGCAGGGCTCGCCCGTGGTGGGGTGCGCGCGAACGGGGAGATTTGCCGCAGTGAAGGCCAGCGAGAAAATGGGGGCGATGCTGGCCGATGAGAGAAATCCGCCAGGGTGGGTTGCAGTCGACGACGCCGACGAGGCCGCAGCGATCACACGCCGGGCTTTTGGTGGGGATCTGATCCGGCGGCGATATCTGGCCGGGGAGACGGTGCGAGAAATCGCGGCGAGTCTGGGCGTGCATCCCACTCGCGTGGATCAGGTGTTGCGCCAGGCGATTGGCGAGATCAGGGCGAGCGCGAGCGAGTAGGCTTGGCCTGCTTTTTCAGCCGCGCGGCAACCCCCTTGGCGGACTGCTCGCCGATCCTCGGATTGCCCCGCCCCTCATTGATGAGCGAGCGCAGCCGCGGCAAATCGTCCAGGGTGAGCACCAGATAGATTCCGGCGCCCACACGCTGGCCCACGCCGTGTTTTGCGCAGGCTCGCTGAACGCTGCGGACTGAGCAGCCGAGATATTCGGCCGCCTGTTTGGTTGAGATCATGGGGGGCTTTCTGTGGGGTTAAGCGGTGGCTTCCGACTCGATCCACGCCAGCGAGCATTCGTCGGCCGCCTCATATTCGACTGTATCGCACTGGCCTGGATTGCGCTGCGCCCCGTAGCTGGTTGTGGTGCGATAGCAACCGCAGTGCCGGCAAACTTCCTGCGTAACAATCGTTGTCCCGCCCTTGCTCCAGACGCCGGGGTTGCTGTCCAGGCCGCCGACGACTTCATGCGGGCGGCACCAATCGTGCTCGCCTTCGCTGCACTCTGGGGCCTCGGGGTCGTCGCCGCATTCGACGTCCACCCAGTCAACTAGGCCAGTCTCTTTGCCGTCTTCATCCAGTTCGGCCACCCGCACGCTGATGACGCATTTGGTGTCCCACGATCCGTCTTGCCACCTCTCGGCGGCTTCCTCCAGGGCCTCGGCCATGCTGTCCGCTTCAATTGTCTCGATGGCGGCATCGTCGCTAATTCGGTAAGTCGTCATGCTCATTCCCCTGTGTGTGATTTTGTTTCGGTCGCACTCGCTTCCGATGGGTTGATAATACCATTTGTCGGCTATGCGTCAATAGGTTCCGAAGGGAATTTCAAAATTATTTTTCCGCCCTATTTTTCTCGGCGTTTTTCGCTTTTTCGGGGTAGAGCAGCCGCCCAATCTCCCCCGTTACTTCCAGGTCGATAGCAGCAGCAAGGATCGAAGCGGCCCCGGTTCTCACGGCTTTTGCCGCGTTTTCGTAGGTGTCTGGCACGTTTTCTAGCTGCTGAATCTCGTGTTTTTTTGCGAGATCAATCGCCGAAACCAGCTTTTCCCGGCCTAAATCGATCAAATGAAGCCACTCCAGGAGATCGTTTAGGGACGCTTTTCCCTTGATGTTTGCCATGAAATGAGGCTACGAAAAAAAAATCTCAAAATCAATAACCTCTTGCTATCAAACGAGTTAAATCCCAGTTTCGCACAAACTATGTTCAGTTCAAACTGAATTGTAGTTGACATGAACTGAGTTGCGGCTATTCTTTCACTCGTTCGCTTCGCACGCCCTCACGAAGTGTCCCGAGGCTTGGACGCCAACGGCCTTTAACTGGGAGTGGAAGCGAACAAATTGCGGGGAGTAAGCGAGACAGCACGGACGCCGGGTTGATCGCCGGAAAACGTGAACAACTGTTGGCCCGGCGGTATTGCACCGCCCTCCCCGTTTGTTTCGTCGCGCTGGCGAGTCGCAACTAACCGTTCCGCCGAACGTTTACGCGACGGGGCCACATGCGGGAATCGAGGCCCGCCGCGACGTTTTTAGGAGGGTTCGCCAAATGCTCATGCTCATTCGCACGATTCGCCCCACGCTGAGCGCCGGCAACGCCGCACTGCACCGCGGATACATCGACGCCTATTACGGCGCCGAGCGCCCGCGAATGCACGTGAGTGATCCGGCCTATCGCTGCTACATGCTGGGATGGACCGAGGGGAGTTTGGCGAGGGCGGCGGCGGGGAATTGAGTGGTGGGGAAGGGATCAGAAAGCAAGCAAAGCAAGGGAGCGGCGATGAAAACCTGGGTTTACGGCGAAAACGGCAACCGCGCGTCGGTTGAGTTTTGGGGCAGCGAAGAGGCCGCAAAGGCATCTTTGGCGACACTGCAAAACTGCTCGGGCTGCTCGGACTGCTCGCTCTGCTCGCGCTGCTCGCGCTGCTCGGGCTGCTCGGACTGCTCGGACTGCTCGCTCTGCTCGCGCTGCTCGCGCTGCTCGGGCTGCTCGGACTGCTCGCGCTGCTCGGGCTGCTCGGACTGCTCGGGCTGCTCGGACTGCTCGCGCTGCTCGGGCTGCTCGGGCTGCTCGGACTGCTCGCGCTGCTCGCGCTGCTCGGACTGCTCGCGCTGCTCGGGCTGCTCGGACTGCTCGGGCTGCTCGCGCTGCTCGGGCTGCTCGGACTGCTCGGGCTGCTCGGGCTGCTCGGACTGCTCGCGCTGCTCGGGCTGCTCGGGCTGCTCGGGCTGCTCGCGCTGCTCGCGCTGCTCGGGCTGCTCGGACTGCTCGGGCTGCTCGGACTGCTCGAACATGGATCCGCAAAAAATCGAACGGCCTTCCATTCCCGTGATCCCAGATATCCACCGAGCGGTGCTTGCGGCGGCTGAAAAACCGCGAGCGCTAGACATGGGATCGTGGCACGCTTGCGACACCACACATTGCCGCGCCGGCTGGGTGGTCCATTTGGCTGGCGAGGCCGGCTACGAACTGGAGCGACGCACGTCGCCGCTCTTCGCCGCGATGCAGATTTATCACGCCAGCAGCCCTATCAAGGTTAGTCCGCCTCGGTTTTTTGAGAGCAACGAAATCGCGATGGCTGATATGCGGCGTTGTGCGGAGGAGGAAAAGGCGTTGGAGCACGCTGCCAGCGAATAGGTTGATTTTGCGGGGTGGAGCAGTGGCAGCTCGTTGGCCTCATAAGCCAAAGGTCGCAGGTTCGAATCCTGCCCCCGCAACTGGATTGGGATCGAACGGACGCAACAACATCGAACGGACACGCCTCACGGAAGTCTCACACTTCACCATGGGGAGGTTCGTTTGATGGACGCAATTTTGTCGGAGATGGAAATGGCCGGATTGCCGCTCAAACACGTTCGCCCGGACAGCAAGCCCATTTTGGGCCGCATGCTCGCCCACGAGGCGGCGGGCACGTGCCTGTGCGGTGGCGTGCATTGCACCGAGCCGGCGGCGGTTGGCAAGCGCGGGCTGTCGCTCAAATGCCACTACCGCTGGACTCGCTACATGCTGGAGTTTGTCCCGCCGAACAAGCGCGATGCTTGGGAGCGGAGCGAGATCAAGCGCGGTCATATCATGTGGCCGAGGCAGGGGCAGGGCAAACGCAAGCCGCGCGAGGCTGGGCAAACCAAGCTGAGCAAGGCTGTGGAGGCTGGCGTTGCCGCGGCCCTGAAAAAGCGGGCCAAGCGCGAGCGCAAGACAGCAACAGCCGCAAACAAGGTGGGGGTATAGGGCAATGCCACGAGAACGCAAAGTAGCAGATGGGCGCCTAGACGCCGGCGCGATGTACGACTGCGAGGGGATCAAGCGGGCCTTGGGCCTGGGCGATTTGGCCTTGCACGATTTGCGGCGGCGCGGCGGCCTGAATCACTACGAAGTGGGCAACCGCGTGCTGTACGACGGCGGGGAAGTAATCGAGGCGATCAAGCGATTTAGCGGGCCCAAGGCAAAGGCTGGGCAGCGCAAATCGGACCAAAACAGGGATGCGGCGCCGCATGACGCGGCGTAGCAGTGAGGGAGCGTTGCGGATGTGGGACCGGGTGAGCATGGAGCTTGCCCGGCCCACTCTCAGGAATCTTTGGGCAAGGATAGGAGTATTGGCCATGTTGGTCCTTTCACGCATGCACAATGAGGCGGTGATTATCGGACAAGGCCCAAAAGAAGTTCGGATTCTGGTGACCGATATTCGCGGCGACAAAGTACGGCTGGGAATCGATTGCCACAAATCGGTCCCCGTGCACCGGCAAGAGGTGCGAGACGACATCATCCGCCAGGGTGGTGAGCTTCTGGAACGTCGCGTGCTGCTCGAATCGATCGACGAAACGCTCACGCTCCTCCGCGATCTGTGCGGCAATCTCGGCGTGGACGACCGGCTGCTGAAACAGAGCATGGCGGCGGACTTGCTCCAGCTTGCCCAACGGCTCTCACCACCCCTGGCGGACAAAGGGGAATGGTGATGTTTTCGCGCCTCGATTCATTGATGAAATCCGCCTGGAACTATTTCCTTGATGGCTTCGCTTGTCTGATCTTGCCCGAGATCGAGATATGCGAGTACGGCAACGACTCGGGCGATTGCAATTGCGATCCGAATCGCGAAGACGAAATTTTCAAATTGTGGGACGACATTGGAGGCGAGGGTTAATCTCATGCTGATTTTCGACATCGAAACCGGGCCGCTGCCCGAGGAACAACTAGCCGCACAGTTCGCCGAGCGATGGACGCCGCCGCCGCATCCGGGTGAGTTTGATCCGGCATCGGTGAAGTATGGCCAGATGAAGGACGAGGCCAAGCGGGCCGCCAAACTTAAAGAGTGCCAAGAGGCCCATGCGGAGCGCGTGGCCAACTACGAAAAGGCAGTTGCCGACGCCAGGGAGGAACGCTGGGGCGAATACCTGGAAGATGCCGCCTTGGACGCCACCACCGGCCGCGTGCTCGCTATCGGCATGCTCGACACCGCCAACGGCGCCAAGCCCCGCATCGGCAGCGTGCATTCGCTCCCCGAGGATGAACTGCTTGAAAAATGGTGGGAGCGGGTGAAGGCTTGCCTTGCGTCCGGCGTGCCGATGTGCGGGCTGTGGTCCAACCAATTCGACTTGCCGTTTCTTCTCCGCCGCTCATGGATTTTGGGTGTTGATGTACCCGCCGGGGTCCGCTCGAAAAACGGCCGCTACTGGGCCGATGGGTTTATCGACGTTGCCGAAATGTGGCAGTGCGGGGACCGCCAAGCCAAGTGCAGTATGGACCACTTAGGCCGCGTGCTGGGCCTCGGCAGCAAGCCCGAAGGAATCACCGGGGCCGACTTCGCACGGCTATTTTGGAGTGCGGAGGAAAGCGACCGCACCAAGGCGTTTGAGTATTTGGCGAACGATTTGGAACTCACGCGGAAGATCGCCGCACGGATGGGGTTGGTTTAAGCGTTTCTTTTTTCTCTCTCACACTCAGATATCAACTCACGCGCGATCGCGGGGGTAAGGGGGTTTTGCGTGTCTACGATTACCACTGTCAGCCAAGCCGGCTTGGCCAATCTCTCCATTTTTGACCGGATCACGAACCCCGCCGAGGCCGCCAAGCAGCTCGGCGCCGCAATTGTCGATTCCAAGGTGTTCGGCTGCTCGAACGCCGGCCAGGGCGAAGTTCTGGCCTGGGAATGCCTGGTGCTGCGAATCCCGCCGCTTCGACTCGCCCAGACCTACCACCTCATCATGGGCAAGCTCGCCATGCGGGCCGATGCGATGCTGGCCGGGCTGGTGGAGCGCGGCGGAACGTATGTGGTGAAGGCGCGGACCTCAGAAGCCGCGGCAATCGAGATTACCTACCGTGGGCAGACTGAGACGTTTGCCCTCTCTTGGGAAGAGGCCAAGACGGAGCCATTCGTTTACAACGAGCAGGATTCTGAAGTCGTCAAAATGTGGGCGGCGAAAGACCCCAAAAAGCAGCCCACGCTCAAGACCAAATACAGCACGCCCCGCGCTCGCATGCAGATGCTTTGGGCTCGGGTGGTGAGTGACGGCGTGCGGACGATGGCGCCGGAAGTCAACAGCGGTCGCTACACCCCCGAAGAATTCGACGGCGGCGATGTGATCGAAGGCGTGGCAACGCCGGTAGTGGAAGTGCCGGCGATAACGGTAGAGCAGGCGATTCAGCAGGCGGAGGCAGCGTATGCCGCACAAGGGAACGTTGCACCCACCCTGGCGGACAAGGCGCCAGCCGCCACGCCCACAACTCCCACGGCTCCCACGGCTTCGACCGCTCCCGCAACTCCCCCACCTCCACCCGCTGCTGTCGCTGACTCCCACGGCCACGCCGCCGAACCGGACACGCCCGGCTATGCGACCAAGCTGCAGCGCATGGAGCTAGATCGCCTGTGGGCAGAGTGCCTGATCCCGCCAGTCGCTCCCGAGGGGCAAATTTCGCAAGCCGCGATTCTTCGCGCCAACTACAAAGTAGAGTCCGCCCGCTCGCTCACTCAAGAGCAGGCCGCCACGCTCATTGGCAATCTTACCAAGCGGGCCGCAAAGATGGCCGCCGAGACTGCCGCCAATCAAGCCAACGTGAGCGAGTTGGATAAGTTCGCGGTGACGATGACCAAAGAGCAGCGAGCCTACGCCGCCGAGCGCATCGAAGCGTTGCGGCAGAAAACGGGCCGCCCGCTCACCGATGCTGAGGAATTGGCCGAGGCGAAAAAGGTGGTGGAGGAATCCAACGCCAAGAACTCCCAGCGGCAAGCCTTGGAGGCACTGCCGGCGACGGATGAGCAATGCAACCTGATCCGCGGACTTGTCCGCACGGTTGAACAGACCGAGCACGGCACGATGCAGCGGCTGGTTGATCTGCTCAAGTCGAAGGGAATCAGCAAGTTTGCCGAGCTGAGCCAGTGGAGTGCGAACCGCCTCATTGATGCGTTGCAGACATACCAGATGGAGGCGTTTTTCACGAGCAGTGTTGAGAACTGGCGGCCGGTGAACGCTGCTCAGTAGTTCACTCGCTCCCACAAATCACCGCTCCCGCCGTCCGCCAGGGTGGGTGCTCTAGTGCTTCACGCTGGCGGGGTGTCGGTAGTTTTTCACTCACGAGAAGGATTCGATCTTATGGCTCTCAAAATCAAAACCTCCACCGAAGGCGCTGGCAGCGGCACGACCTGGCTGAAGGAACCGGGCAAGTATCACGCGATGATCTTGCACGCGGACGAAAACCCGCTGGACAAGAACAAGCAGCTGCTCGACGGCTTCAAAATTCAATTTCTGGTGATGGCCGGCGAGCACAAGGGCAAGCAGGCCGATGTGTTGCTGTTCAACCCCAATGCCTCAAAATCCAGCGATGCAATTGCGTTTGCGATGCGCAAGCAAACCGCCTGTCTGATCGCCTTGGGGTTGATAACTGAGGACCAAATGGGCAGCGAGGTTGTGGTGGATTTGCTCGCTGCGACCAATCCGCCCCGCCAGTTTTTCATTGAACTCGACTACGAGAAAGACAAGGAGAAAAACCTCAAGCTCGATAGCAACGGCAATCCACGCCTTGTTCTGGCCTACGCCAACATCTACCACATCGACGACCCGGCCTGTGCCGATCCGGTGGTGTGGCCGCGTGACGCCAGCATGGTGGCCAAGATTCCCGCCGCGTGTCGCCGCGATCCGGCCAGCTTCCCCAAGCACGAGCGCAAGAGCGGCCCGGCGCCGAAGAATGTGACTTTTGAGGATCTTTAGCCGGCATAGCTTGCGGGCCGAACATTGTCGGTCAGCAGTCGTGATCCGCCATAAGGCTTAGCAGTTTCGCGCGATGGAAACTGCCCATAAAGGGCAATGCTAGACCTAGGCCAGCAAGTTTTTTTGAACGGATTCGTAGGCATGATTTCCCACACCCCTACAACCGAAACGCCCACGCTCTCGCGCAAGGCCGGCGAGGTTGTGGGGTGCTACGTGCGGGAACGCATGCGGTTTCCGGCTGACGATCCGGCGAACCCCGACACCATCCTGGCGGAGTTTTCACTCGACAAGGGCGGCGAACCTCTATCGCTCGAAAATCTCCCCGAGCTGGTCACCTGCAAAGGCCCCGCCTATGTCGGCGAACTGCTCGAAGGGATGGACTATCGCCTATTCGGGCGGTGGAAGCCGTACACCAACCCGCGCACGAAGATTACCGAAGAGCAATTTGTTTTCGATTCGTTCGTGCCACTCGCTCCCGCCTCACGCGAGGCTGTAATTTCCTATCTCGCCGCCGCTGGCGATGGGTTCGGCTTGGGGCGTGGGCGTGCTGCTCGGCTGTGGCAAGAGTACGGACCCGACGCCGTGCGAATGATGAGGGAGCAACCGCTAGAGGTTGCCCAGCGGCTTGCCGCTCACTCACTTAAACTTAGCGAAGAAAACGCCCGCCGGATCGCCGCGAAACTCGAATCAAAAAAGGCAATCGAGGGCTGTTCGCTCGACTTGCAAACGCTGCTGGCCAAACGTGGCATGCCCCGCATGACCGACCGCTGGTGTATTGCCAAGTGGGGTAATCGGGCCGCTCAGACCGTGCGGCGGAATCCCTATGTACTGCTGCGATTCAAGGGGATTGGGTTCAAAAAGTGTGATTCCCTCTACCTTGACCTCGGCGGGCCGAAGGATTGGATTGTGCGGCAAGGCTGTGCGGCGTGGTATGCGATTGCCAAGGAAACGCAGGGCAACATCTGGTTTCCGATGGCGGTGGCCGAACGCGGCGTGATCGCAACCGTGGGGCGTGAGCAGGCCAAATTTGAGAAGGCATTAAAATTCGCCAAGCTGGCCGGCGGACTGCGGGAAATTGCGACCGATAAGCCGCGCGGGCCACTCACCCCTGGCGGACAAGTGCGCTGGGTTGCCGAGCGCGGGAACGCCGATCACGAATCCCAAATTGCCGAAGCCGTCGTTTCCTCCCAAGGCGAGCCGCTCGCATGGCCTGATATCTCGCGCGTCGAGGGCATCAGCGATCATCAACGCGAGCATCTGGCCAAGGCGATTCGCGGGCCTATCGGCATCTTGGGCGGCGGCCCTGGCACCGGCAAAACGTTCACCGTGGCGGCACTCGCCCGCGAAATCTTGCAGGCCGGCTACGGCGAGGGGGCAATTCTGATCGGTGCGCCCACCGGCAAGGCCGCCGTGCGCGTGACGGAAAATCTTGCCGGCTATGGGCTCGCGCTCAAGGCCAAAACTTGGCATTCCCACCTGGCCGCGCTCAAGGCCGGCGAACGCTCGCACTTTCGGGCCAAGGTGATCATCGGCGATGAATCATCCATGGTTGATGCCGATCTAATGGCGGCGATTCTGCGGGCGAGGGCGGCGGGAACTCACCTGCTGCTTGTCGGAGATGTGAATCAGTTGCCGCCGGTTGGGCCTGGGGCGCCGCTGCGGGATCTGATCTTTGCGGGGCTGCCGTACGGGGAGCTGGTCGAAATCAAACGCAACTCGGGCGGCATTGTCGAAGCCTGTGCAGCGATCCGGCAAGGCCGCAAATTCACGCTGGGAGACAACCTCACCCTGGCGGAAGCATCCACTCCCGACGCCCAAATAGCCGCCATGCTCGAAACGATCAAGCGAGCTAAGGCACGCGGGCTTGATCCGATCTGGGATGTGCAGCCGCTCGCCGCAGTCAACGAAGATAGCCCACTCGCTCGCACCACGCTCAACAAAATCTTGCAGGCGGAACTCAACCCGTCGCCGGGTGTGAGCAATCAGCCGTTTCGCGTGCGGGATAAAGTCGTCTGCCTCAAAAACGGCAAGTACAAAAACGCCACTGGCGAACAGGTGGAAGAGGAAGGTTTTCAGGATGAGCAGACGGGAGAAATCTACGTCGCCAATGGCGAGCTGGCCGAAGTGGTGAGCGTGGATGATTCGTCGTTTGTGGCCAAGCTGAAAAATCCTGATCGCCAAGTGCGGATTTATCGCAGCAAGCAAGATGGCGCCGAGAAATCCGGCAAGGCGAGCAAATCAGACGATGGCGAGGGCGGCGGGGATTCTGGCGCCGACGGCGGCTCATCTGCCAAGTGGGATTTAGGGTACTGCCTGAGCGTGCATAAATCGCAGGGCAGCGAATGGCCAATTGTCATTCCCATGCTGGATACCTACATGGGGGCCAAGCGGGTGGCGTCGCGCGAGTGGCTCTACACCGCGATTAGCCGAGCCAAATCGCACTGCAAGCTGGTGGGCGAGTTGCAAACCGCCTACGCGATGTGCCAGCGGGTGAGTCTGCGCGATCGCAAAACGTTTTTGGCCGAGAAAATCGGACTGGGGATCGCAAACAATCTTTTGGCTGGGTGGTGATTTGAAATGCGAGGCGGACGAAAAACATCAGGAATGGCGACTGCTGAAATCAGGGACACGGTACGCAAAATGTACGGCCAGTTTCCGCCCAAGACGATTGCTGATTTGTGTGGAGTTACACCGCACTACATTCGCTGCATCGCCTCGGCGCTCGGCCTGCGGGCGTGCGGATGCGGCCCGAACTGGTCGCCATTTTGGACCGACAAAGAATGCGAGCAGCTTCGCAAGGAATATGGCTCGACGCCGGTCAAGGTGCTTGCCGAGCGGTTTGGCCGATCTGTTCGCACGGTGATGCAAAAAGCCAGCAAGATGGGCTTTGGGCGTCGAAGCAAGCCGCTATGGGAGCAATACGAACTTGACTTCGTTCGCGAGAACTATCCGGCGATGAAGGCAGCCGATATTGCGACAAAGCTTGGCCGAAGTATCAATGCGGTGCGCGACAAAATCGGAGAAATGGGGCTTGCGGGGTCAATTAAAGCGCGGCGACGAAGCCGCGAGGGCGTCAACGAATATTGGCGATCCAAGGGGAAAGAGACTCGCGAATAAATTCCTATTTTTCACTGTAACGCCGTTTTGTCGATGTTTTTCCGTTTTTTGAAATCTCCTGAAGGGTTAAGCAATTATGAAGGCCCTCACAATTTGGCAACCCTACGCCGGCTTGATCGCGGCGGGGATCAAGACAATCGAAACGCGCGGCTGGCCAGCCCCAAAGAACTTGATCGGCCAGCAAATGGCGATCCATGCGGCGAAACGCTGGGATGCCGCAAGAGTTGCTGACTGGGATCGCGTTACCCGCTGGCTGTGGAATCGTGGCACTTACACCGCCGACCAAATGAAGCGGATCATCGATATCACCGGCCCGTTCGCGTGCGGCAAAGTGCTATCCATTGCCACCCTGGCGGAATGCTCGCTCATGGAAGTGGCTCCCAATGAAATCGAGGAGCAATTCGGCTGGTTTGCAACTCGGCGTTATGGCTGGCGGTTTGAGCAAAATCAGCGGTTGCAATTCCCGCCGACTGTGGCAGGCATGCAAGGCGTTTGGGAGTGGGTGAGAGAGCCGAAGGAATTGGAGGCGACTGTTTAACCATGCCTCCACGCGATCAATACCAACTGCACCGCTACGCCGCTCGCCCAAGCACGCTGGCGCCGGCTGACAAATCCTCACGCTCTGCCCTACGCAAGCGGCAAGAGGCGATCACGGCGGCACGATCACGCAAGCTGCCCATGGTGGTGACGAAAGGCTTTCTCACGGACGTGCGCAAGCTGGCCCGGCGGTGGACCGAGCAGGCGAATGAGCTTGAGCGATCCCCCGGTGCTCAGTTGATTACGAGTGCGGCGGCGAGGCAGGCGAGGATTGAGACGCTGAGGTGAGTGGCCAAGGCGTTGCGGGATTTGATTGAAGGGGAGATGGGGTGATGGACTATCAAGGAATCGAAGAGCTTATCCGCAGTTTTGTGACCTTCCTTTGCATCGTCGCGGTCATCCTTCTGGTGGCTGTGTTCTGTGCTGGCTATCTACTTGGGGGTGCGTGGCAATGAAACCGGCCATAATCGTCCCCATCCTCTGCCTCGCCGCCGTCGCGATCTCCGCAGACGCGCCGGCCCCGACTAACCAAGAGCTTCGTGTGTTCATCGAAAACACCCGCCGCTCGATTCGATCTTTCAGTAAGCGATGCACGCCGGAGCAGCGTAAAACGCTCAAGGCTCACGCGGAATTTTTTGGGGTGAGGTGAAGTAATGCGAGTATCTGCGAGAATTCGCTGCGAGATTGAGGTCTTTACCGGAACCTACCAAGGGAACGCCACTTTCAACGATCTTCACCAGCAAATTGCTCGTGAAGGTGAAAATATCGTACACGCTCTATTGAATGGACAGGGCGTCGAAAGGCCAAAAGGGAAACTGATCCCAGGAACGACGGTTGTGAAATTCGTGACGATCACGGAGGGCGAGTAAATGAAAACCATGACCGAACTACGTGAAGCGTTCCGCAAGTGGAGGCAACCGCACAGCAAGAATAATGCCTTGCGTGGTGGCATTGATGCGAGCCGAATCCTAGACCCCATCACCGACCCCACCCCGATCACGGAGGCGGGGCTGCTGGAATTGGGGTTCGAGCGTTGGACATTGCGAACCTGGATGTGCGGTGTCCTGCTGCTTGAAAACAGATTGGACGGCAGGTGGTTAGCGGAAATCTGCCGGGAGTACTTGGAAGTCAAAAACCTAGGCCAGCTTCGCGGCCTGCTGCTGTTCGTGGGGGAGTGAGATTATGGTTTTCGACTCCAAATTCGCCGCTATCCGTGACTACTTCGGCCTGTGGAATGTTTCCGACTGGTCCGAAGTCACCCCGGCCCAAGTCCTTTCCATCGACGGCGTGGGGCCGAAAACGCTGAACTATCTGCGGGTGTGCTTGGCCGCTCGCGGCCTCACGCTCAAGGGCGACAAGACGCCCGGCTATTGGCAAAAACACCTGTCATCGGTGGAAGTCTGCCAAACGCTCAGCGACCCCGAGGAGGGCGACGATATGGGGCTGTTGTGCGAGTTTGAAATCGTGATCGACACGGCGGAACAAGAGCCGTTTTCGTTTGCGGGGATCAAGGCCGATGCCGACAAAGCCAAGCGGCCGCTGATCGTGCCGACGGTGCGTGAGTGTCTGGGGAGACATCCGAACTCGCTGGGCGATTACACCGTGCGCGGGGCGGGGATCGACGGGATGAGACGCTGCCATATTGAGCGGAAGAGCAAGCATGACGGGCAAAACACGCTGTTGGGGTTTGCGAGTGGGGCGAGGGAGCGGTTTGAAAGCGAGTTATCCAACCTGGCGGAATGCCCCGCCTCTCTCGTGTTGTTGGAATGCCCGATTGAAGAATTCCTGGGCGATGTGCCGGACTATGGCAAGCGAACCAAGGCAGACAACGCCCGCACCTTATTTCGTTCGGTGATCGCGCTGCAGCAGCGGTATCGCGTGCCGTGGATTTTTGCCCCAAGTCGGCGAGCGGCGGAAATGACCGCGTTCAGGTGGCTGGAAAAGTGGTGGAGAGAGGAACTGGAAAGAGTCACCGGGGAAGAGAAGCAGCGGTTGCGTGAGTTGAAGAAGGCGGAGCAAGCTGAGCAACCCCAACAGAAATTACTGGATGGAATCCTATTTTAGAAAGTGATGAATCATGAAGATCAAAACAGCAAAACCGGAAGTTGATGAAGTGGCGGAAGCGACGGACGCGACCCAAACGACCGAAGTGGCCCCACAAGCCGAGCAGCCCGCCGAGACGCCGACGGTTGGGAGTGAGACGAAACCGCCCGAGAGTGAGACGCCGACGGCAGAAACGGGGGTAAGTCCGCCAGGGGGTGAGACGTTGCCCGCCGATCCGTCCGCGATCTGGATTCCCAAGCCTGATTACGTGATCGCCCACGAAAACGAAGTGGAGGAACTCAAGAACGAATTCGTTCTGGCCGCCCAGCGAAAGAGCGATCTTGAGGCCGAACTCAAAGCCGCCAAAAAAGAAGAGCGGGACGCCCTCAAGCATTACACGCAAATCTTGACGCGCGGACCGGTCAAGCCCGCCGAACCGAAATCCACGGCAACCACCCCTGGCGGACAAGGCGCCGCCGACAATCTAAACGGTGCTACACAATCCCCTGCCAACGCCACGCCCACCGATCCCTCTGCCGTGCAATCCGACGCTTGGCGCTCCGCCAGCATCAATGAGCTGGCCGAACTCTCCGAAAAACTGCGGGACAAACTCATTGAGGCCGGCGCCGACACTATCGGCACGCTCGAAAATCTGCGGGCACAAATTGCCGAGGGCAAGGCGAATTGGCCCAAGGGGATCGGCGCCGCCAAGATCACGCAGATTGAAGATGCGGTGATTAATTGGCTCACGCGGAATCGTGATAGCTATGCGTTTCAGTCGGCCCAGCAAGAGCAGCAGGCCGGCGAGGGTGGAGAAGATACGATCCTCATCAGCGTGGGCACGCCGAGCGAAGCCACGGAAGATTGGATCGACACGGAAAAGTGGGGCATGATGCCCGACGCCGAAAAGCAAGCGTATTTGCTCGCTCGCTATCGCCAACTCCGCGGCGACGACGGCAACGCCGAATGGGCCAAGCCGGCTGTGGAGGGAGCGAATTATTTCGACGATGGCGAGGCGGAGTTTTGGGCCACTGTCGCAACCGGCGAAAATCACACACTACAAACGCTGCTGGCGAACGCGGCCTGCCCCTGGCATCCGTGTGATGCTCAAGACGATTGGCTGCGCGGGTTTGGCGCGGCTTATGAATCGTGGGTGGCCGAAAAGGAATTGCCGGAGGGGGATGGCGACAGCGAAACCGGGACGGAGCTGGACGAACCCGAGCCAGCCGCCGCCGTTGCCGCCGTGGCCGCTGTGTCGCCGACACCAGAAACCGCAAGCAACGCCCCTGCCTGGATTGATGGATTTTAATCACCCGTGTCATCAATCTTTGCAAACGAAATCGAGCCATTCGCCGCCGAGTGGCTCGCAAATCTCGGTAAGGAAACCCACGTTGACACCCGCTCAATCACTCAGGTTTTACCAGCAGACGTTGTCGGGTTTCGCCGCGTTCATTTCTTCGCAGGAATCGGCGGATGGGAGCTTGCCCTGCAACTCGCCGGCTGGCCGGAAGACGAGGAAATCTGGACTGGCTCGTGCCCATGCCAGCCATTTTCAGTCGCCGGAAAGCGAGGCGGAACCGCCGACGAACGGCACTTGTGGCCAGAATTCTTCCGGCTCGTGCGAGCCTGCCGACCTCGTTGGGCAATGGGAGAGCAGGTTTCGAGCAAGGATGGGCTTGCTTGGCTCGGCGGTGTATTCGCTGACCTGGAAGCGGAGGGCTACACCTGCTGGGCGGTCGATACTTGCGCTGCGGGCGTCGGGGCGCCGCACATCCGGCAGCGATTGTATTGGGTGGCCTACGCCGCGGCTCCCAAGGGGCGAAACCCTGGAATCGTGGAACAACAGAAAGGCGACCGAGTACGAGAAGTATCCCGGCAAGGGACCGGGAAGCGGAAGCTTGGAAGTAATAGCCCAACTCGTGGGCTGGCCAAGCCCAACGGCCCTATCGTTCAACGAGTCGCATCAACCGGGGAACAATCGCTACATGAACAAGGTGGTGGAGTTGACCGGCTGGAACACGCCCCGAGCGACGGACGGGAGCAAGGGCGGGCCGAACCAAACGGGCGGAGCGTTGCCAGCGGATGCGGCATTGGCGGGATGGGTCAGCCCGACAGCACAAGACGCAAATCGGGGAAGCCTGCCAGCGAGGCCGCACGACACCGGGATACCACTCTCGCAACAGGCCCTTGGAGCGACGCCGCCATCATCCACTGCCGAGACGGAAAATCACGCCCGATCAGCCCTGAATCCGGCGATGAGCCGTTGGCTTATGGGATTCCCCTCAAGGCTGGACACATCGTCGCCGCATTGGGCGAGTTGGGTATTGATCCAAAAACTGCTCGCCGGATTATCGCCAACGCCCGCCGAAATCGAACAGGCCGCCTTAGAGGCTACGGCAACGCGATAGTGCCGCAGTGTGCGGTGGAATTTATCAAAACAATCCTAGAATCGTCGTTTCGCACCTAGTTTCAAAAACTCAATTCGCCCCGCTGCCAAGAACGGAAACACAATGGCATCCTCAAAAAAGCGGGGCCAAGCCGCCCCGCGTTACGATATTCCGTACGTCTTCTCCGCCGCCCACGCTGCCGGCTGGCCATCGATCTTCGCCGCGCTTGCCGGCGCGGACCTGGAATCATTCGACGGCAAGCACCGGCCTTGTCCCAAGTGCGGCGGCACCGATCGGTTCCGCTATACCGATATCGACGAAAAAGGCGGCTGCATCTGCAACCAGTGCGGCAAGCAGGCCAATGGACTCGATACGCTGATTTGGCTCACTGGCGAAAAATTTGCGGCGGTAATCGCGCGCGTGGCTGAGCATCTGGGCATTACCCCCCTGGCGGACTCGGCGGCCAGCTCCACCAAGTCCGCTGGCGGCGCCAAGCCCCCAAAAGCCGATCCAGCCGCCAACCTCCAATGGCAGCCGTGGAATCCGGTTCTCGCCGAAATGTTCTGTGAGCGAAAACCGCCGATCACGCCTGAAGGACTGCTGGCGTGCGGAGCCAAGTTCGCTCGTTACCGCGGCCAATACACGGTGATCGCCTTGCCGGTGTGGGATCAGCTGGCAATCGCGCAGGGGGTGACCGACGGCGCCGTTGTGGGCTGGTCGCTCTGGAATATCACCGGCGGCTTGCTTCCAGGCCCGGATAACGAGTGGCTCAAGGTTAAGCTCACCGCGGGGACTCAATCCGGGCTCATTGGAGATCCCGCGCGGATCCGCGCTGCCCGCACCCTGCTCAAGGTGGAAGGCCCAAGCGATCTAGCCGCGGCTCACTCCCTGGCGGACTTGCCCAGCGATATTGCCCCATTCACCAACGCCAACGGCGCCGGCGAGCTTCCCAAGCCGTGGGTGATCGACCTGCTCACCGGCAAGGATGTGCTCGTGGTGCATGATGCGGATAGGCCGGGCCAGCGCGGGGCCGCGGGCTGGAAGGATGAGCGGGGCCGCCACAATGATGGGTGGTTGCAGAAGTTGGCGGGCAAGGCGGCCAGCGTGGCGAATCTGACGCTCCCATTCGAGATTGCCGACACTCACGGCAAGGATTTGCGAGATTATTTGGCCGAGGGGCACGGCTGGGCCGGCGTGGCTGCTCTTCCCCGCCAGGTGGCCGCCGACGGCGGGAGTCCGCCAGGGGTGGGTACATCGGTGGGCGTGGTGAGCGGCGAGGGCGATGGACTGCAACCGTTGGAGGCTGATGACGATCCGCACCGGCTGGCGAGGGTTAATATCACCCGCTACAGCGAACTGACCAACGGCGGACGAATCGTCTATTGGCGTGAGCGGTGGCTCACCTGGAAGCCGTCCCGCGGCTGCTATCAGCAGATGAGCGAGAAAGAGTTGTCGGCCCGTATCACGGCAACGATCAAGTGGGAGTTTGACCGGCTGAATTTGGCCGATCTGGAAAAATGGCGAGCAAACCCGAACGATGAAGAGGGCAACCAAAAGAAGCCTCCCGAGGCCCGCAAGGTCAGTCGGAGAATCGCCTCCGATGTGCTGAACGCTCTGGCCAGCATCGTGGCGCTGCCGGGATCGCTGGAGGCAAATAGCTGGATTGATCCTCCGGACCCGCTCACAAAGTCGGGCGAGCGGCACAACATGACGGCCCTCAAGAACGGGCTGTTTGACCTGGATGCATTTTTGAGCGGGGTTCCATCCACCAAGTGCATTCAAGAGCTTACGTCCAACTGGTTTTCATTCATTCGATTGCCCTACGAATTCCACGCCGATGCCAAATGCGACGCATGGGAGTCGTTTTTGGAAAAGTCGATGGAAGGGGACGCCGATCGCATCAACCGGCTTCAAGAGTGGGCTGGATATTTATTGACTCCCGACAATCGACACCAAAAGTTCCTAGCGCTGGAGGGCGAAGGCCGCAACGGCAAGTCGGTCTATCTGGCCGGCATCACGGCGATGCTCGGCGTGGACAACGTGAGCAACATCAAGCTGGAGGATTTGGCCGAGCGATTCCAGGTGAGAGAAACGATTGGCAAGTTGGCCAATATCTGCGCCGACGCCAATGAAGTCGATGTGCGATCTGAGGGATTTTTGAAGTCCTACACCGCCGGCGACCGCATTCACACCGACATCAAAAACAAGGACGGCATAGCGTTTGTGCCCACCGCTCGGCTCATGCTGGCCTGGAACAATCGGCCGCGCTTTAGCGATAAGACCGACGGCACTTGGCGCCGAATACTGCTGGTCACCTGGAAATACCAAATCAAGGAAGACGAGATCATCCACGGGATGGACTCTGTGGAGCACTGGGAAAACGCTGGCGAGCTCCCCGGCATTTTCGCCTGGGCGCTCCGCGGGCTGCTGAGGCTGAGAGAAAACGGAAAATTCACCAAGTCGAAAAAGTGCGATGAAATGCTGGAGGAGTTTCGCAAGGAGGCGAATCCGGCGAGATCGTTCCTGGATGAGCACACCGAAGCCGATCCGCCAGGGAAGGAGAATCTTTCTCGCGTTCCCTGCAAAACGCTCTACCGAATTTATTGCGAGTGGTGCAGACAGCAGGGGAATCGGTTTCCGCTCGGGGCGGAGTTTTTCGGGAAAGAGGTTATTCGGTTTTGGGGAGAGAAGGTTTTTCGGATCAGGCCGAGAATTGGGGCTGGGCGAGAGTATTACTACGAAGGAATTTTTATTTCTTCCCAAGAATTCACAGACGAGAAAAAAACAAACGATTATTTGCAGGGCTTTTAGCAGAACCAACCACCCATCGGTGTGGTTTGGTCCTAGTGGTCCTGAAATGGCCCTAGATACCACCTGTTTATACTAGTTGCCTATTTGATGCCTATTATGCACCCTTTTACCCCCCATTAGTATACTTTGGTCCTAGTGGTCCTAGTGGTCAGTGGAAAAAATGAGTTGCTGTAGTGAGTTGGGTAGAGTTGTATCGAAGCGATGTAAGAGCAAGATGTAAAACGCCTGACCGAACGGACCACTAGGACCAAACCATGCTAACGGGTGGTTTTGCATGAATTCGAGGAAAAAACATTCTTGGCCGCGAAAATCACATGCAAGAAAAGTTTTTTGTCTCTCGATTTGTCCAGCCATACCAAGCACCCTGCCAACCACATCCCACACGCCACGCTCACGCCTTGCAATCGCTCACCGTGCCCACGCTGGCAACACTGGCAATCGATCACGCAACGCAGCCAGCGAGGCTTGAGCGAGCGCACCGAGCGATCTAGGGGCATGGCAATGCGTACCGCCTCGGATAGGGGGGTGATAATCTGCCGGCCTGATCGACGGAAGAC